AGGGGTTTCCAGTCCTCACCAGCTAGAGCAAGTCCATAAGACAAGCTATACCCTACCAATAAAGGCAGCATGTAAAAGGTATTGTAAAACCTCCACATCAAATAAACGAAGGTGAATGTGGATAGTAGGGCTAGCATAGATAATATGTCGCACAAGGTATGTCTGATCATGGGGTTTAACTCCTCTAGGTTAAAGTAAGCCCCCTTGCGGGGGCAGTTTGGTTAGGCACTCTTTAGCTTTCTCATTTCCTCTGTCAGCGTCCACAAGGCGCGGTTAAGCTTTGTGTTTTCGTCAATGCTATTCACGGCGCGCATACTCGTTCGTCTGTGACGACCGTTAGCATCCCGTGTCCAACCTGATTGACCACCTTTGATAATGTTCTCTTGAGCAATATTAAACGTGGTGAATAGGTCTGTGGCACCTACTTCCTGACGTCTACGAGCGCGGATTAATTGCTGCGGTTCAATCGCTGCACCCATATTGTCGCCTTCCTCAAAGCGGATAGCGTGAGCGGCACGGGCAAACGCCAATTGTTCCTCTGGCTGTAATCGAATCTCGCTCATTTCTTGCGCTGCCTCTAGCATGTGTGTAGCAGAATCCATGACTTCGTAGCTACCTTGAATCACGTTATCAATGATATTGCCTTGGTGGCGTACTCTGACCTCCTCATATTTATTGCCAGCCATCAAGCCATTAGTGCAGATCAAACGGAAAACCCCTGCTATCAATTTATAGGAGGAAAGACCGTCATGACTATTGATCAACACCAATTCAGGATACAAACCGCCCGAAACAGGTCTAGCGTCAACGTGACGAAAGCGCATTAAGTGTTTAGTGAAGCCTATCTTGTTTTCAAGGCGCGCCCGTGATTGAGTCACATATACAGGTTGAAAGCCTTCACCCATCAAGCCCTTGACCACCTCTATAGTAGAAATGTGTGTGTAACGGTCTGAAACGTGTTGCGCGCCATGTTCAGCAAATACAGACGGGGCTAACTCGTGAATACGGTCTAAGCTCAATGGAGCTAATGATTGAATATCTCTGCGAAAACTAATTGCATCAGCTTTACTAAACATCATAAATAATTCCTCTAGGTTAATGTAACGTTCAAACGTTAGACAATCCAACGTTGTAACAACAGAATATATTTTTTAGTGGGGGTTGTCAACACTAAAGTTAAAGGTAATTAACCTATTTATCAAAAAAGGGTTAATTACCTAAAAAGTTTCACTCTATGTATTTATAATGATAGTATACTTAATATACTGCCATTTTTTATTTAAGGGAATATCAATGACTTTCGCGCCAAAGGTAGGTGTACTCTGGTTGAGCGTGCTTTATTTGCTAATGACTCATGTTGTACATGTTCCCTTTGATATGTTCATTTGCATTATTCTAGCGGTGTTTATGATTATAACTTTGTTTGTGGACATTCCGGCTTAACGTGTGTACATTAATTGCACCTATAAGGGGTAGGTTAATATGAGCTTTAACCGCCGTCTTAAACCAAATCTCGGACAACCAGAATATAAACCTACTATTCATGAACGTGAAAAAGTCATGAATTTAGTGTTAGCGGGGTATACCCAAGATGAGATTGCTGAATACTATGATTGTGATGTAAGAACCATTCGTAAGCATTTTGAAAATGAGCTTGATAAAACCATGCGACACCGTGGTAGTCGAGTTGCCAATAAACTGTATAAAGTAGCTATGAGCGGGGATGTAAAAGCGTTAGAGCTATATTTGAAATGTAAGTTACAATGGCATAATTATAAGCCCCCCGAAAAAGACGATAAGCTCGACCAAGTAACATCATTATTACAGACTCTTGTTGATCAAAACAAGAACAAAACTGAATGAGGTTGCACGTAGAACATTATGGCAGCTAGCCCACAATTGACCGATGAATTGATCAACAATCTTAAGGATTTAAGATGGTTTGCTGAGAAGTTTTTCTATATTTCAGTGAAAGGCGCGGATGATGATGAAACCGCGCTAATACCTTTTAAGTTTAACACCGCGCAAATCTATTTACACAATAAGCTAGAGGCACAACTCAAAGCCACTGGGCGTGTGCGTGCGATTATCTGTAAAGGTAGGCAACAAGGCGTTAGTACGATGGTATCCGCAAGATTCTTTCACAAAGTTATAACTCGCAAGGGCTACAAAACTTTCATTATGACGCACCATGACTCAGCGACTAATAACCTATTTAACATGGTCAAGACGTACTTTGATAACTTGCCGCCGGGGTTGTGTCCTTATCCTGACAGACTCAACACGACTGAAATGTACTTCGATGTTTTCAAGGGTGGCTACAAGGTAGGCACGGCAGGCAGCAAAAAGGTAGGACGCTCTGATACTATTCAATTGCTGCATGGTTCAGAGGCGGGGCTTTGGGATAACACGGAAGAACATGCGACCGGGATTTTTCAAACCGTTGCGGACGTGGCGGGCACGGAAATTATCATTGAGAGTACTGCGCAGGGTATCGGCAATTGGTATCATAAAGAATGGGTTGCTGCGGTCGCGGGTGAATCTGAGTACATGGCTATATTCATTCCGTGGTACTGGCAGGCTGAATATACAGCCAGTGCAGAAGGGATGGAATTAACACAGGATGAGCGCGGTTTCATGCGCGCCTACTCTGCGGATGGTTTGACAATAGAGCATCTTGCATGGCGCAGGAATAAAATGCGTAACATGTCAAAAGACCCCGAACGCGCACTCGAATTATTTAGTCAAGAGTATCCATTTAATGCTAATGATGCGTTTCTTAATCCAGTTAAAAACACATTTATTCCTAGCAAATATGTTACCGCAGCGCGCAAACGCAAACTCAAAAGCGAATCAGGCATTGTGATAGGAGTTGACCCGGCTGACGATAAAGACGGTAGTGACCGCACAGCTATTATCTTTCGCCAAGGGCGCAAGGCATGGAATCTTAAAACTTACCGTAATCACAACACTATGCACATTTGCGGTAAGCTGGTTAACATGATTAAGAAATACGACCCAGTGAAAGTCTTTGTTGACTGTATTGGTATAGGTAAGGGCATAGTCGATAGAATGCAGGAAATGGGATATACACAGGTTGAAGGGATTAACGTGGCTCTAGACGCGCATGATAAAGAACACTTTACAGATCGTAGAGCGGAATTATGGAACGCTTGCGCCGACTGGCTCATGCAGGATATGCCCGTGGAAATTCCTGACAGTGATGAGTTACAGTCTGATTTATGCAGCGTGGGTTATGATGAGGATAGCTCTGGTAGATTACGTATCGAATCCAAAAAATCATTACGCAAACGTGGTATGCCAAGCCCAGACTGCGCTGACGCACTATTGCACACATTCGCAGCAGGCTATTACACTACCACCAAACTTAATCCAGTAAAAACACTACCTGTACATGCGAGGGGCAAGTTTATCTGATAATATAACAATCAAATCATTTCGTTACATGGAAGGGTTAAGTGAATGGATAGACCGGAATATACGACTGATAGTCCCAAAGCTCAAAAGTTACGACAACATGTCAAAAGATGGCGTGATGCGTGGCGCGAAAATGATAAGCATTACCATTACATGATGAGTTTTGTCATGGGCGATCAATGGGATCAGGACGAATTAGATAATTTTACGAAACGTAACAAGCAAGGTCTGACATTCAACAAGCTTGCGCCACTCGCTAACTATGTGATGGGGCAGCAACAACAAAATACTCCCAGCTTAAAATTAGAGGCAACTGATGATACGCCTCAGCCAGTAGTTGCTATTCGTCAAGCCATCGTATTAGATATCCTATTAAATTCTGATGCGAAATCCATTACCCAGAATTCATTTTTTCAAAAAACAGTAGGTGGTTATGGTGCTTATCGTGTAGGTACGGATTATGATAATGATTATAATTTTGATCAAGTAATGAAATTATATGACTTTGTTGACCCTACTAAATGCTTTTGGTCTTTAGACTGTGAACACAAAAACAAAATTGACAGCATGATTTCTGGCTATACCGTCAAGATGAGCCGCAAGAAAGTGCGCGCTTTGTGGGGTAGAGAAGTTGAATCAAATATTGGTATAGATCAGCAAGACAACGGCGCGAATGTATCAGTTGATGATCAGACGGATATGCCGTTAGAATTTTGGGATGATGAATCAGTTACGATTCTTTATGTGTATGAACGAAAATATAAGCCTTTTACGCTATGTGAATTATCCAACGGGAAAGCTTTACCTAAAAAAGAAGTGGATGCCTTACCTACATTTGAAGTCGATGGTAAAGAGTTTATTGATTACAATGGCGAACCTGTCAGAGTAGTGCGAACCCGAAA